GGGGCTACTGCTTTTACCTGATCTTGCAACGACCACCTGTAACTTTCGTGCGTAGTCGTATTTGTAAAGGTCGTTACCTCTAGCGCGTGAGCCTGGCAGTAGTGCCGCTTTTGCCCATGACTTTTAGGGTTAACGCTGGTAATAGTAATACTGGCCTCAGTCATAGCCCGATCGTGCCAGACGTTTTTTACTCGACCCCATTGTGTTTTACAGTAATCGCACCAGATACCAGGCTCAGATTTAGTTATCATTGTCTAAACCTAATAACTTGATACGGTCATAATTGGCTATTAAATGTTTTGCTACGTGTAAACCGGCATAATAACCCTGTTCAAACTCTGTCGGGACTGCCCGTTGATGTATTGCCATTATGTGTAATAACTTTAGTAACTCGCGTTGTTCGTCCAAAGTCATCATTTAACAGCTCTTAGATAGCCTGGGTGTCTACGCATACTTTGAAGCTCTTTTTTAGCTGTGTTATATCCTCTTGACCAAGCCAGTACGGCTACTCCAAAAGTGATTACACCGTAAATAACCAACATATAGATAAACGCTAAATTACCTGCCATTTTTTCTAGTCCTTTCTAGTCCGGATTTTTAATTATACGCACACCTGCCCAGAATTAAGGTTTAGGCGGCGTGTCGGGCTTAGGTTTAGACTTAAGGCCGTTGCCTGCTAGCACTCCACCTAATGAGCCGGTAAGGAAAATAGCCAGGGTTTTAAGCAAATCTATAAAAGCAGCGTCATTAGGGGCCTGGGCATTTAAAGGCTGAGTTACAAAGATCAGAGCATAAGTAATACCTAAAGTAACCAGGACAAAGCAGGCAGCTAGTGAAGCCCCAATAATCAAGATGAGCCGCGCGTGTATATCCTCAGGGGATAATCTGCGTGCGGGCTTATCCGTCGTACGACTGCTTAACAAGGTCTTTAGTACAAACTCCCGTAGGTATGCAGGCTGGGGGTTGGCACTCCTTGAGCTTCCAGTTTTTGTACTCTTGGCAGGGGTATCTTGTCCAGCCGTCATAACCGCACCCCGTTAGTAAAACGCTTAGGCCTAGCCCTATAAGCCATAAGCGCACTACCGACCTAGAGGGTCTTTAGGGTTTAGGTAACGATAGGCAACAGGTAGCACAGCTGCTAAACCTGCTTTAAGCAAAAGGCTAGGGTCAGTAATGCCAGACATATAACAGGCGACTGTTGCAGCTACAAAGCTACGTAACCAGCTACCGCCGATTTGTTGAGCTACTTTTAGGCTGTGTCTATTCATCTTTAACCAATCCGAGCTTAGCTATAAGCTCTTTTGTTTGTTTAGGGTTCAACGCTATTTCAAAGTGCATATCGTCCTTACGGTTACGGTAAGTACCGCCCCATTTACACCCGTATTTCTTAGCTAGTGCTATGCACTTAGCAGCGTCCTCTGGGCTAAAAGTATTTTCCTTGCCTAAAGGGTGTTTAGTCGCGTTAAGATCTATAGCAGTGCCGCTACTGTGATTACTAAGGCTGTCAGTCGTCCCGCGTATCATGCGGAAACAGTAGCCCCAGTCGTCCAAAGTGCCTTTGTCTATCGGCTCTATCGTTTCGTGAAACTCCGACGCAAGGCCAATAAGAAGCGGTGCCACCTTTTCAGCACACCGTATTTTAAGATCAGTGCCAGGTACTTTAAAAGATTTAATGCCAATTTCTGCAGGGTCCTTACTGGCAGGCCAGCCGTTACTAGATTTTAAGGTCGTGTTCGGCATTACTGCACTCCCATTGGTAATTAGTAGTATTTAAAACTAACTCGGGGTGGCAATTAGGATTAGGGCTATAAAATGCGTCTGCCTCTAAGTCATAGGTAAAACCAATACCTGCGTAATTATATCTAATACGCCCGTTATAGCTTGTTCTTACCCATTGTTCGCCGGTTTCTGCAAGCATACGGTCTGCGAAAGTATTTTCGTCTGAGTCCATAGTAACGATTACTGCAGTAACTATGCCGTTTTCTATTTTTGCGTGATGAGCCATTAGAAGGTAATCGTTCCCGCGCTGCTGGCCGTAATTTGGTACACCCGATAGCCTGAGCGCGTTGGCTCGGTGTAAGTAAGGTTTGTTAGTGTTGCCGCTGCGAAAGTGTCTGGGTAAGCAATAATTACAATTCCTGAACCGCCGTTAGTACCTGGGCTAATAGATTTTCCCCCGCCACCGCCTCCAGTGTTTGCGCTACCGTTTTCTAATTGTGCGCCACCTCCTCCAGTTGATTTAGAGGCTTGATAAAATCCTGAGCCACCAGAAGCGCGAGTAGTAGCAGTGCCGTTAATTGAGCTACTAGTACCAATACCGCCAACTGTTCCGCTAGATGATGTAGTTGAGTTGGCTGCTGCGCCACCTGAACCGCCACCACCGGCAGAGCTAAAGTTACTTGCTGGGGCTGTAGCGTTTCCACCTGCGTATCCTTGACCTGAAGGTGAAGCTGTGCCACCTGTACCGGCTAAAGTATTATAGGAACTTGCGCCTCCTCCAGAGCCTCCAGAGCCGCCGTTATTGTTTCCGCCTACGTTTGGGTTAGCGATACCTCCACCGCCGCCGCCTGCAGAAGTTATAGAACTAAAAACAGATGAGCCGCCTTGAGTACCAATTACCTCAGGTGTAGCAGTGCCACCCGCACCGCCTGCACCTATTGTTACGGTGTAGGCCACGCCGGTACTAATTGCAAAATTTGCAGACTCACGATAGCCACCTGCACCGCCGCCGCCTCCTGCGTTTACGCCTGAGCCACCACCTCCTGCAATTACGAGATACTCAACTTCGCTCAATAAAGGCGGTACAAAACTAGAAATTGCGGCAGATATTGCGCCGATCATTTAACCGATACCGCCATAAATACGCCAAGTGTTAGCAGATACGCGCACGCATTGGGCTACCTTATGCGTAGCCAAAGTTGGGGCGGCTGATACTGCACCGGCTGAGGTAATGGTTACACCGCTACCAGCTGCAAAAGTTAGCAGCCCTGCACCAGTGTTAATAAAAGTAATTGCGCTGCCTACTGCAGCTGCAGTTAAAGTGCTGTCGGGTGCAATAGTTACCGTTTTAGTACCTGCGTTACTGGTCTGAATAAGCACCTGATATAGGTCGTCATTGTCTACCGTATAAGTAGCACCTGACTCAGTAGTAACCGTAAAGGCTACTAGGCCGTTAAACATAGCTGCACTCAATACGTCGCCGGTACTAGCCGGAAAACCTGTAGCCATTATTTACCTCTTTCGCTGTTAGTAGGATAATACATTTATACCTAATTGTCCGTAATTAGCGTTACCAATTATAAAAGATTCTATAATTGGCTCTAACGTAACAAAAGTAGTAGACCAGCGCGTAGGGGTTATATTGTAACTTACGCCGAATATCTGCAAAGTTTTATCTAGGGTGCTAGTGCCAACGCTGTTGGGCTGAGTTGACTTAACGGTAATAGTGTCAAAAAAATCAAGCTCTAAAGCGGCTGCTACTCCTGCGTCATAACCGACAGTATTTAGGTCAAGCAAGGTTACGCTGTCGCACCTTACGGTTGTTTCTTGCCTAGAGGCTACGTAAGCCTGGGCATAGTTAAGGGCCTCAGCTGTAGTCTGCATTAGTAAATCAGTTTTGTTGTAGCTGTGTAAAAAATACTTGTCTATAGAGTCTTGGTTAGTAGCAGTTTGAGTAGCTAACCCTGTAGCCGTTATTGAGGCTTTGTTATAAACCAGTGAGTCATCTAGCACCCAGCGTACGTTTTGGTATTGGATACCTGAGCCGTCATCTGCAAACACTGTAGGAGTACCGGCAATAGAGCTAGAGGTTAACGCTCGATCTTGAAAAGTTACGTTACCGCTAGCGTCAATATATACCGCCCCGTACTCGCTGGTTTCTACGGTTTGCAAGGCGTTAAGTGCAGTCCTGGTAGTGCCAGGGTCAGCTTGTAGCGTCGTCTGCCCTGCGTCTATATCGCGCATAGAGTTAGGCCAGGCGATCTGGTCCAAAATCTTAGTAACTCTAGCCCCTGATAACTGTCCAGCTGTAGCACCTGTAACAGTTGATACC